GCTTTACCATCTGCGGTTTCAACAACTGGGGTGTTATCGATATATTGGTAAAGCTCCATAATTGTAAACTTTTTATCCAACTCTGACTCAAAACAGACAGAATTGGACGTTCTGTGTATAACAACTTCCATCATGCCTTTTGGTATCTTAGCATACATCCTCCTTCCTGCCTTTTCAAATAAACGATTTGCCAATAACTCTTTAGCTCGATCATAATTAAGATATTTACTTAAAATCCTCTCATGGTATTTAAACTTTGTTTTTGTTTTCTCGATCCTTAAATCTGTTATAATTTTCTTAACATCACTTCCATACTTAAGATCAAACTTAGGGAATAAAAAGAATCCCTCTAATGATCTTAAATCATCTATCTCTTCTGTATCTTCTTCTTTCAGCCTATAATTAGAAGGTATAATCTTCAATAGGTCTGTAACTCCATATCTATTGTATATCCTAAAATTGTTTGCCTTAACACCAAAGAACAATAGAAATATAGGATGTGCCCAAAAATATCCTCCGTATTCACAAGGTTTGCTATAGTTATTGATCGATGGATTATAATTACTCATACGATAGCCTACACTGTACAGTCTTTGTATACGATAATTTGCTAATTGCATAGCAAATTGACACCATACTTCTGAAACACCTATTCGATAGCATTCTCTAATTCTAGCCATTGAAGCATAAATATCGTCAGTATAAGATGTTCCAGGAACATCCTTATCCAAGCCTGTAATATACTTGGAATGAGGAATGAACACAGAGCCCATAACAACAAAAAATGATAGAAACTCTCTACAATAAGTACCAATAGAGCTTTTCTTTTCATTTTCACGGATTGAACAAATTCTTTTTGCATTATAGAGACATGATTCCCACAATCTCAAATCATCTTCTTCTTCAAAATCGACAATATACGTGTAATCGTCTGAATGACAAGATTGATCTATAATTCCAGAAACCAAACCTTTCATTCTGTATCTACGTATTTTATAAAATAGAATTGCAATAGTTTGAGCTATAAAATGTTTGTATGTTGATAATTTATTAAAGAAACCTTGAGGCCAACCACTTTGAATAATA